CCTGAAGTTGCTACAGCATGAAGCCCCAAATTAATTGTTTTTGCAGATGAAGTATTAGTTGTAAAATTATCACCAGTATCAGATGAATTTTTCTTAATTGTAATGGTTGAATTATTAACTGTTGGAATTTCTGTATTATCAGGAAGTGCACCAACTTCACTTGCTGTATATGTTGGTTTAGTAGATGATTTTACCCAACTTGGTACATTTGGATCATCTGCAAATGAATAGTTTGATGTACCTGAACCAGGATTTAAATTTTCAATATCGCTTTGTGTTAAATAACCAGCACCATTTGTTAAATCTGCTGTATCTGTTGGTATTGTAGGCCTGTCGCTTAAATCATTATATGATCCTGATGAAGCAACTGTTGCAAGATCTAAATTAATAGTTTTATCACTACTTGCATTTGCAGTAAATGTATCACCAACATCAGAAGAATTCTTTTTAATTGTTAGTGTTGCATCATTTGCATTTCCAGATTGAACATTTGCAATTAAATCATCCACAGCTGTTTTATTATAATAATTAGCCTCTCTATCAGCAATATAACTAGAGACAGCACTAACAGATGGAACATTAGCATTAGGATCAACACTTGAACTGACTGACTGTACTAAATTAGCTGTTTTTATAAAAGTACTATCAGCTGCTGATTTTGTATAAGAATCTGCTTTAATACTATTAAGATAAGTCCAAGTATCAGAGTTTCCACCAGTTCCTTTAACTAAGCTATATACAGTTGAAACATTTTCAGCATCAGAGTCTACTAATACTAATACTTTATCATTATTTGAAAGATTTGTTGTATTAAGCTGATTTAAAGCTGATTTTGTACTGACAACATCAGCAAAATTTTGTGTTGCTTTTAATACTTCAATTTCATCTGATAAATTAGATAAAGCTTCTTCTAACTGTTCAGTGTTACCTGAACCTGATAAATTAATATTAGAAATAGCTGAACGAATAGCATTAATTGTAGGTATCTTTGATAAATTAGCACTACTAATCCAAGTGTCACTATTATATACATTATATACACCATCACCAGTATATTCACTAGATGACACTGATGGAGTGATTAGTTGTTTATTATTACCTGAAATTGTAACAGAATCTGTAAATGTTTTTGCGCCTGTAATAGTTTCAGCTGTATTGCCAGATTTATGTACATATAATGTATTAAGTGTTTCCTGCATATCTGCAGATGTATCAATTGAAGCTAGTCTATCTGTAACATATGATTCTACGGCAGCACCAGATACTAATTTATTTGTAGCTTCATCATTGCCATCTAAAACAGAATCTGAATATAATTGACTAATATAATTAGCTGTAACAACTTGTGGTGTAGCAACTATATCTGTGTTTTCATCAAAAGCCGGAGTATTTGTAATTGCATTGCCACCAATAAAGCCATTATTAATATTCAAAAAGTTGCTACCATCACTAGATGATTTATTTAATATAACAGGATTATTTGGGCTATTATAATTTTCTACAAGATTTAGCTGACTAGCTGTTAATACGCCTGAATCCCAAGACACAAATTGACTTGTATCGACTAAGTTATCATGTATAAGTGCATCAGTATCTTCTGCTGAATAAACTGTAATAGACTTATTGTCTTCATCTTCCTTTGCTAATCTAATTAAACCATCACGATTCTTTGTAGCGTATGGAATATTTATACTTACATTATAAAATGTACATGCTGCAGCACCAGGAAAACGTGCTGATAACCTTACACGTAATGAATTTCCTTGTTCTTTAACTAAAGATAATTCAGGTGACTCAGCAACAATACTACCATTAATGTCCATTAATCGTATTTTACTGATTGTATAGGCTTCATCACTGGTATCATTAAAATTTATAACAAGATAATCGCCTAATTCAGAATCATCTGATACTACAGCACCAATAAATTTGGTGATTATTTTTGTAGTACCTTCAATAACTAATACTAATTTGTCTATTAATAATGGGTTAGATTCAGTAGCTGAACCTATGCCATTTACTAAATTAAAATCAATCATAATAGCCTCTACTTTGACAAATTATAAATTATATTCATTTACTGAGTTACTTGTATTATTTGCATTATTAGTAGCATTATCTGTGCCAGCTTCTGAAATCTTTGACGCAAATACAATAATATCATTCAAATTCGTTGTATGTGAGACTTCAGATAAGATTTTCCATGAGCCAGTAAGTGTATAATTTTCTGCTTTTGATACTGATAATTCACCAGATACTGGGAAAGATAAACATGCTGGTTTTAAGTTGGAACCATCTACAATAGAACCGTATGATATTCTTGTTTCACTTCCAATGTATAAGAATAAACCGACAGATCCAATGTCGTTTGTTCCAACAGAAATTTCTCCATATACTGGTGGATTTAAACACCACTGAGTTGTAGCAACATCCCAATATGGAAGCTCTTCATCTTGATTATACCAGCATATAGGAACACCATTTTTTATATAATATGTATGTGACGGTGTTCTTGTAATACCATGTAAATCATGTAATGATTGATACGAAGCTAATTCACCATTATAATTATATAATACTTCGTTTCGTTTCGTATATTTATCAAGATGTAGCTCTTCACTGATATAATATATTTTATCAGTTGTATTAGATTTAAACCAATAATTCATACCATCTTGAGAATACCAGTGACCTGAACGATCTGGTCTTGGTTCTACATTTTGATCTACGTCTAATACAAAGACATATTTATTACCAGTATCATTTTCAATCCAAGCTGTAAATTCTTGAAGAGAATTATTATATACAGATGTTACTGTTGATCTAGTAAAAGTTACACCGTAATGCTCATGAAAATAATCATAATTTTCTTGCTCACCATTATAAAATATTCTTCTATTCTCTAAATCCATAGTACTCATAGTGTAACCTATAAAAATAATAATTTATTAGCATAATAGTTTGTGCACTAATTAAAAGTATTGATATGTTTATGGCCTGTTATAAATAAATAAATAAAGCTAATACCATATGGTATTAGCTTTATATAAACTTTAAAGTTTAATTTATGAAGGTATTTCAACAGTTACTTTGTCTTTTATACAATCTGGAACTGTTGGCCAAACTACATTTTCCGGAAAACAAGATTGTTGTGGAATGTCACGCAGTAATTGTCTAAATTGTCTTATTTCATCTTTTTGTTCTTCTAATAGTGGATAATCATTGTTAGTTAAATAGTCTGTCGCTGATAAAAGTGTATTTCTCTTATCTTTGATGTCTGAACATAATATATCTTTCTCAATGTCAAGCTTCCACTGTGGACATTCTTGAATTTCTGTAAATTTACCAGATAAATAATCTGCTTTAACTGTCTGACAAATAAAGCCATCATTATCTTCAGAACTGTCAACTCTATAAGCATACGGGACTATGCTATTATCTGATAAATGAATATTCATACCAAGAAGTGTATGCTCAGAATTACACCAAGCAACATCTGAATAATTAACAATACTAACTTCATGTTTATTATCACTCATACTTTACTCCTAGTTATGCTGATTTATATGCCAAAACATATGTATAAACTGTAGATGATCCAGAGTTGTAATAATACATATCTGTTAAAGTTGTCCAAGTACCAGATGGAGCTGCATTATTTCTGAAATATAAGTAGCTATAACCAGTTGATGCTGTTACGAGCATTAAAGTATATGAACTAGATGATAATGCTGTACCAGCACTAACAATACCAGTAGTTGTATTAGCTGGAATAGCTACACGTAAGAATTGAATTGAGCCAAGTGTTGTATTTGATGTAGCTGCTATAGGCGGTATAGTAACATGATTTGCACCAACATGAATTTGGCGCCCATATATACGATACCAATCAGCTGATGAAGTTCCTAAATACCCATAGTTTGGTGTATCTGGTCTAATTGTTGGTTCTCCACCAGAACTGTCTACAATTATATACTTTTCATCGTGACCACCAGATATATAAAGGTGTTTCCACTTACGTGTTGAACTGCCTAAATCAAAGCCAGTTGATGAAGAAGTTGAATCAGTGTATGGTATTATCCCAGCTGATGTCAATGTAGCTAAATTATTATTTGACCCGTTACGTAAAGTTGATATGCTACAATAATTAAAGTAGCCATACTGTATTTTTGTAGATGAATCGCCAACATAGTATGCATATAAATTATTCCACCTGTATGATGAACTTCCAAGATCATATGTATCATCAGCTGATGGTATTATATTAGTCGTACCACTAGCTGTTGATGTTGGATAGCTATTATTATTTAATAATCTCCAGTTACTACCAGTATATCTAAGCAAGACTGTTGAGCCACCTAGCCATGAGTTTGCTGCACCAGTACCAGCATATGATGCAAGCCTATAAATAGGTTTTGCATTCCAAGACCCAAATTTAAGTTGTGGGTTCTCAACTGAATTATAGTTGTTAAAATATACACTTACTACAGCACCGGTTGGAGGATCTGATGATGTAGTTGGATTTGGTGTTACTGATGAAGCATTCCATGTTGATCCGGATAAGGTGGCTGAGCCATACGGAATTGCGAACAAACCAGACAAAACATTCGTACTTGGATTGTAACTTAGTACATTAGCTGTATCAGTGTATAGCTTTTTATTTACAACTGAAGATGTACTCGTGTTTACAGAATTTGTAAACACTAATGGGTAGCTGCTGTTTGTTGAATTGCCTAAAATTCCAACATTTGCTGCATTAGTAGCATCAGTTGCACTAGTAGCAGTTGCTGCACTAGTAGCAGTTGCTGCATTTCCAGTAAATGTTGTACCATTTATTGTTGTAATATATGCTGATGTAACATAATTGGATTGGTTACCAATATAATTACAATATAAATAATTCCATTTATAGCCTGGTAATCCCAAATAACCATATCCGCTTGTAGTTGGTCTTATTGTTGGATATGTGTATGAGCTATCACCACTATTTCCTAATACAGCTTTATAATCGCTATCACTACCGCTTATATATATCTCTTTTAATGCAAGAAAGCTTGTTCCTAGAGACCATACATTTGTAGACTTTGGCTTAGTTATAGCGGAAGTAAGTGCATATGAACTATTTGTATTAACCTCTGTTACTAAGTAAAATACTGCTTGATTATTATTTATTGTATAATTAGTAATTGACGATACTCTAGTAGCACCAATGTTGTTACCGTTATCTGCATAAAATCTCACATAATGATTAGGATAGTTTGATTTATCACCATAACTTCTAAATTCAGAGGCATATATATAATACCATTGATAAGTACTACTACCTAGATTATAAGTATCACTAGATGATGGTACAATAGAAGAATTAGAATATGTTAGAGTTGATGAAGATGTGTATAATCCGCCGGACTGTGAATATGTACTATATGACAAACAATTCGCATATGTAGCAGAACCAGCTGAAGAGGCATAATCTACGCCGCTTGAAACAATTGAATTAACTCTATCATTTACATAATCTTTAATACTAGTCTTTGTTATAATTCTATAGTTAAAATTGTAATTATTACTAAACGAATAGCTTCCTGAGTTGTTTACTATAAAATATGTACCCTGTGATGGATTATGTTGGTAACCAACAAGCTCAAGATCATTAGATGGTATAAAGAACATTAGCTTTTCAGAAGCAGTCTGACCTTGATTTGTTAATTCAGCACAAATAACTACACCAATAATATTAATATTTGATGTAAAATTACTATCATCAAAGCATAGAAATACATAATTTTCTAATGGGCTATAGCTGCCAGACTCAATGAGAGATTTTAAAGAGCTTGTTACAGATGTTGTGCCAATGCTAAGATTATAACTAGTAGTATCTACTATTAATCTACCAAATGGAGTTACTGAGCTTAATTCATCTATTGGTATGTTTAAAGTTGTATCATATTGTACGTCTTCTGTCATACTAATACTAATACTAGTATAGCTCATGTTTACCTGATCATAGTTAGCCCACCAATGTCTGTAATCATTATCAGGAAGCGCATTTCCACCATAAATATATGTATTTGTATCTTTTGCAAGAACTAAATTAACTTCTTTATTAAATGTTGTTTCAGTTGATGCAAAGCTTATAGCATTAGTAAACGAGTTATTTATTTCACTAGTGTATATTGATTTAAGCATGGATCTATTAGACCCAAGTGACCATGTATTACTTAATTCTGAAGCACTTACAATATCTGTTAAATCGTATTCATCGCTTAACTGATTATGTGTATATGTAGCTTTTGTTTCAATATATGTTGAAAGGTCACCACTATTTCCAATAAATGACATGCGAAAATATGGTGATATATAATCATCGTTATATCCAGCTGAGCTTGCCATTGTAATATAGTGTTGGGCGTTTTCTACAAATGCTATTTTTATATCATTCCCGGTTCCGCCTCCAGTTGCGGTTACAAAAGTTTTCTGACCAGTAATAGACTGATTTGTATTAGTAGTTACGTGATTTGTTGGTAAATCAGAAGATGTAATAAATCCAGAGTTATTTGTTAATTGAGAAGTTGTAGTTGGAACAGTTATATTAGCTGTTACATTCGATGTTGCACTAGCTGAAAATGAAGCTACGTTTGATCCATTTCTCTGAATTATCAAAGTTCCATTTGGAATATTTTCAAGATCATTATAATCATTTGTAACAGCAGTGGCTCCAACATCAGTAACAATAACATTGGACTCATAAATGCTTACTTTTATATAAGTATTAGCATTTACTTGTGTTACAGATGCTGAGAATGTAGATGCTGATGACAATGTAACTGTTCTTATATCATCAATAACCCCGCCTGAAGATGTAAGTGTATATGATCCGCCAAAATGCACAGTCAAAGAATAAGAAGATGTTGTTGATCTCATTCTTATTCTAATTCTATATGTGCCTACAGGCATAGGCGTTCCAGACACAGGGAACGGACCAACTATTCCACTTAAAGATAAATTTCCACTACCAGAGACATTTGTTCTAGTCATGCTACATATAAAATCAGAACTATAAATATCATCTGGAATATGTAAATCTACATTTTTATTTGTAATAGTTTGTGTTGTGCCATCGACTGAAATTGACTCTAATGGAACTGTAATATTAGCTGTAACATTTGAAGATGCGTTTGCTGTGAATGTTTTTACAGTTGTGCCGTTCTTCTGAATGGTTAAAGTCGCATTATTAACTGTAGGTATAGTTGGCTTATTTGATAAATCATTATAACTTCCACTAGTGGCAACAGTAGCTAATCCTAAGTTTATAGTTTTTCCTGAAGCTGCATTTGTAGTAAATGAATCACCAGTATCTGATGAATTCTTTTTAATTGTGATAGTTGAATTATTAACTTTTGGTATAGATCTTGTTGTACCATCTGCAATATCGTCAAGTGTTAAAGTGACATCATTTGATAGTGCTTTATTATTTACTTTTCTTGATGTTGGTACGTAGTTACTTAATTTACGTGTAGACCCGTCTGAAACTTCGTCGAGTGTATAGCTTGGTTTTGAAGATTGTTTAGCCCATGATGGGACTGTAGGGTCTGATTCTGTGGTTATATAACCAAGCCCAGAAATATAAGAAGCGACAGCTTTACCTGTTGGCAAATTAGTAGATGAAGAAGTCATTGTGGTTTCATCTACATTAGTGTATGCACCTTCTTTTAGGTTTGATTTGAGCTCATAATTACTTAATTTTCTAGTAGAACCATCTGAAACCTCATCTAATGTATAACTTGGTTTAGTTGATGCTTTTGCCCATGATGGAACTGTAGGATCAGTTTCAGTATATGAAGTTAAATAACCAGCATCATTATTAAATGCACTTACGTTTGTAGGAATATTAGCTGATGTAATAAATCCTGAATCATTTGTAAGATCTGATGTTTTAGATGGTAAAACAACACCTGACCATAATTTAATGCCGTGACCATCATGGTAATACACTGGATGATTTTGGAAAAGTTCAACTGCTGTTGCAGATGTAGCTGTACCTAAAAAGATATAAATCTTGCCATCATTTGATGTTGGTAAGTCTTGAACAGTTGGATTTGTTGCGTCAATTATGGCGGACCCATCTGTCTGCGGAGCACATTTTACATATACTGGTTTTTCAGCTGTTAATGTGAGAGTTCCACCGTTTACATTAAATGAATAGCCTAATGATAGGTTATACTGATCCCATATAGTTGTAGCAGCTAAATTAGCGCCCGTTGCATAATTTGTACTTGCAGACGTGTAAACAATTCTACCGAATGGATTAATTGGTCTTTGATTTACTGCTCTTGCTGTAGTAGCATCGTTAGTAGAATTTACAGATGCTGGAACCCATAAGTTACCATTTGCTGATGTAAAGTATAATTTATAGTATCTTGCTGTATCAGATACGTTCATTACAGTTGAATTAGTTCTTAACTGATAACCAGTTGTATTTGTGTTAGAATCATACCATTCATTCATTCTCCATACTTTTTCGTATGAAGTTGATCCTACTGTACGATTTAATAATAGCGTTAATTGAACTACTGAGCCAACGCCAATATGAGTACTTGTAGCTGTGCTACCAGCATTTCTTCTAACAGGAATAGCACCAGTGGTTGTGCCATCTGGCAAAGTTAATTCTAACGTTATAGCTGTAGAAGTACATGCTACTGGTACAAAGTAGTTCACACACATGCCTTCATATATTGAATCTTGTGTGGTATTGCCTTTCCATAAAGATGTTGATGAAGTTTGTGTACCGACAATAAACTCTTGACCACGTTTAAATACAAAGTTGTCAATATCTTCACTTGATGAAGTGTTTCCAATTTTTAACTTACTTTCAGCTATTGTTTTAGTACCAGTTATTTCTTGTGCTGTGTCTGTAGTTACATGATTAGTTGGTAAATCTGAAGATACCAAATAGCCTGCATCATTAGTAAATGAACTTACATTAGCTGGAATATCAGCTGAAGTGATAAATCCAGAATCATTCGTTAAATCTGAAGTACTATCTGGTATTTGTGATGTCTTTGCAAATCCCTGGTTTGAAATATAAGATGCTACCGCTTTAGAAGTAGGTAAGTTTGTTGATGAAGACGTCATAGTAGTTTCATCTACATTTACATAAGCGCCTTCTTTTAGATTTGATTTTAATTCGTATGGAGTTAAAGCTGCTGATGTTATATATCCTGAATCATTTGTAAAAGCACTAACATTTGTAGGAATATCTGCAGATGTAATAAATCCACTGTTATTTGTAAGTTGTGAAGTTGTGGTTGGAATCTGTGAAACAGTTGCAAAATTCTTATTTGTTATATAAGATTTAATTGCAGCTGTTGTTGGTAAATTAGCATCTGTATTCATATCTGTGGAATAGTTCTTTGTAGAAGCTGTCCCAAGATTTAAATCAGTTATTGCAGAGTTAATTTGTGTGTTTGTCTCTGATTTAGTATAATAATTAGAGGCATTAAAAATATCTGAAATTGGAATTTCTATATCTTCTTTACCAGCATCTGTATTAAAAGAAATAACTAGCTTACCATTAGAAATTTCTACAGTATCTATCATGCCGTCTTTAACAAAAGCAGACGCATCTATATCTGTACTTAATTTAGTGCCTGAAGGATTATAAAATTCAATTTTCTTTGATGTTGAGTTATATTGTGCTGTAGCAACTACACCTGCTAAAGATTGATGTGATGTTAAATAACCAGCATCATTCGTAAATGCTGATACATTTGTAGGAATATCTGTAGAAGTAATATAGTTTAAACCAGAAATATAAGAAGCAACAGCTTTTCCTGTAGGTAAATTTGCAGATGTAGATGTCATAGTTGATTCATCTACATTTATATAAGCGCCTTCTTTTAAATTAGTTTTCAATTCATAAGGCGTTAATGCACTTGATGTAATATAGCCCGCATCATTAGTAAATGAGCTTACATTTGTTGGAATTGAAGCACTAGTAATATAAGTATTTGAATCTAATGATCCATCTGCTTTTAAAAATTGAGATGATGTACCACCAGATACAATAAACTTAGTACCAGTTAAATCGTGATATAATGTCTGTGCGACTGTTTTATTAAATACAGACATCTGTTGTAATGTACCACGTGTCTGATAAAATGCCACTTCTGTTACATTTGCTGTAACAGTATCTTTGGCATTTATTGTAATCTCCATTTGAGTTACACCGTAAAAACCGGTATTTACACCACGATATAAAGCCTGATTACTATTTTTACATACATTAGTTAAGGTAATACTATGCCATCCTGGATTCTGTGCCCAATCAGAATAAACACGACAGGTAACAGATTCAGGTATACTAGTATAGTAAAAAGCTACTTCAAGGTAACCATAAGGGTACCCACCACCCCACATTTTTGTATTATTTTTACCAGATATAAGTATAACGCCGGTTCCAGATTTAGGTACTACAACATTTGTTTCAAATGAACCGTCAAATAATGAAGCTGCCGCATTATTATTACTAAATCCAGTTAATGTTACATCATACCGTTTATTTGCAGCCCATAAAGTGTTATGAATTTCATACTGCCATAATCTTCTATTATCGAAGCCATTTATAGTAGAAATAATTTCACTATATGGAACATAGCTATTTAATTTCCTAGTAGAACCGTCTAATACATCATCTAAATTTAATGTAATATCAGATGAAAGAGCTTTATTATTTACTTTTCTTGAAGTAGGAACATAGTTTGATAGCTTTCGTGTAGATCCATCAGTGACTTCATCTAAATTGTATGATGGTTTATTAGCTTGTTTAGCCCAATTTGGAACAGTTGGATCAGTCTCTGTTGTAATATATCCAGTGTCATTATTAAATGCACTAATATCAGATGGAATGCTAGCTGAAGTAATAAATCCAGAATCATTAGTAAGATCTGATGTCTTTGCTGGAACAGTAATATTTACATTTTTATTTATTACTGTTTGTGCTGTATTATTAACAGATATAGACTCAATTACATTATTTTCACCAGTTACTATTGTTACATTACCAGTTCCTATCAAAGACTGATTATTAATTGTTTTAATAGATTGGTGAGATGTTAAAAAGTTTGAATCATTTGTTAACTGAGAAGTTTTAGTTGGTAACTTTCTTGTTGACCCATCTGTAACTTCATCTAAATTATAAGTAGGCTTATTTTGATTTTTCGCCCATGCTGGGACGGTTGGGTCTGTTTCAGTGTATGATGTTATATAGCCAGCATCATTTGTTAATTCAGATACATTTGTAGGGACATCTGCTGATGTAATAAATCCAGCATTATTTGTTAAATCAGATGTATCAGTTGGAATTGATGGTTTATTTGTTAAATCATTATAAGAACCAGTAGTAGCAACATTAGCCAATTCAAGATTTATTGTCTTATTCTGTGAAGCATTAGCTGTAAATGTGTCACCAGTGTCTGAATTATTCTTTTTAATAGTTAGTGTGGCATTATGTACAGTTGGAATTACAGTTGTATCTGGAAGTGCACCTACTTCTGCAGCAGTATATGTTGGCTTTGTTGGTTGTTTAGCCCAATTTGGAACAGTAGGATCAGATTCAGTATAAGATGTTAAATAACCAGCATCGTTATTTAGCTGTGATACATTTGTTGGAATTGCTCTATTATTGCCATCACTAATATCATCTAATGTTAATGTAATGTCTGATGTAAGAGATTTATTATTAATTGTTAAAGATGATTGAACATAATTTGATACTATTGAATCTATTTCATCTTTAGTATATGAATCTTTACCATGCCATAATCTAATAGCTGTACCATCATGATAATATACAGGGTGATTATTAAGTAATTCTACAGATGTTGCATTATTTGCTACGCCTAAGAATATATAAATATTACCATCTGCATTATTTGGTAATGATTGTACATAAGGTGTATCAGCATCTATAATTGCTGAACCATTCGACTGTGGCTCACATTTAATATATACTGGTGCAAATGATGTAAGTGTAAGTGCAGCACCACTTCTATTAAAACTGTAACCAAATGCTATTGCATACTGTGTCCATAAATAAGTCGGACCTGGATTTGTATTTTCTTCTACTGCAGTTGTTGTACTATAATATACAATTTCGCCAAATGGATCTATAGGTGTCTGATTTACATTTCTAAGAGCAGTTGCATTTGTAGATGTAGAAGTATTAGATGGTACAAAGTGAGTTCCATCTGCACTTGTAAATAATAGTCTATATCTGTAAAATTTTTCTGTTGTCGGAAGTGTGTGTACATTACCTCTTATCTGATAGGCTAGACTGTTCGAATCTGAGTAGTAACCTCTATAACAAATCCAGCAACCATCAGCAACGCGTGTGCTATCATATACAAATAACATTGTATATGCTACATTAAAGATTGTAGTATCGCGTGTTGCTGCAGCCATATTTGAGTATACTGGTTTTGCACCTAAATTATTGACATTAAGTGTAAATCCGGATGCTGAAGTAACAACGCCATTTTTTACTAAGCAACAAACGCCATCTTCAAGTTTATATATACCTGGAACATTGACAGTGAAAACTGTAGCTGTTGAGGTTGAATCACAGATGCCAAATGGAATTCCAGTTGTTCTTACAATATTATCAGATAATGAAATGCCATCACCAGCTTCTAATGAAGACTGCTTATTGGATAATAATGCATCTACCTGTACTTTATTATATACTGAAAATGCATCATCAGCGCTAATTTCTGGATTTTCTATATGTACTATACCATCAGTGTTATGTGCTGCATTTCCATATCCAGCCTGGATTGATGAGAATAAAAATCCATTTGTAAATGCTGAAAAGTCAAATGACAAAAATACGGTTAATGGACTACCGCCCTTTTGTATAATTGGTGCGTCTTGTGAATAGCCAGCTACTATTTTCTTTTCGCTTCCATTTAATACATAAAATAGTATAGTTTTAGCTATATATTCATCAGGTCTAGAGTCTTGTACTTTTACATTTCCTACGTTTTTATTTAAATTACCACAAGCCTCTTCATCTAACTGTACTGTATATGAATATATACCTGTTACAGATGAAATATCTGCTATTGTATCATATAATAATATTATACCATCAATATTTACTAATGATGAAACAAGGGTTTGTCCATAAGATGTTAATTGAACTGTAAACATATATTGTCACCCCTAAGTCGCTACATAAAATTAAATATATTACAAATAATAGACTAATTATTAGATAGTGAACTACCACTTATTAAAAAGCCGTGAATAGAATTCTATTCACGGTTTAAACTTATACAGATATGTGTAATAATTTATGCTGGTGGATTGATACTAACTTTTTGAGCAAGCACTAAACATGGCTCTGTAACAGTACGTTTCATTGCAACTGATAATAATTTCCAAGAACCTGTTGGTGCATCTGGATCTAATAAAGCAACAGCTTTATATGAAATCTGACCAGACATTGGCAATGACATTCCAACTGGTTTTAAATATGCGCCATCTACAATAGAACCAAATGGTAATTGATCACCAGGCTTTGTAAATATAAATAAGCCAATTGAACCAACTACATTAGAATTGCTAATTGTTGTAATAATTGCATCTTGAGTACCAGCAATTGTTTCATCAACATATGTTTTAACTGCTAATGATGTTGGAGCATGCGAATTATTCGCAGCGTTTGTAATTGATGTATCTGTTGTTAATGAACCAGCTGAACCAAATGGATAATAAGTTCCGCTAATTACATAACCACCAGCAAATTTAGTTGAATAAACACCATTTGAATTTGAGATTGTAAGTATATCTGTTGGTGCACTATTTACAAAAGTTTTAAACTTAACATCATCACAAACTGTTGTAGTATGATCTGCATATAAATCTATATATGTATTAATATCAGTTGAATCTGACGTTGATATAGATTTTCTTAATCTAATTCTTTCCTGATAGTTGTCAGTTAAAACATTACCCGTTACTGCATAGTATGCTTCAGCGTATGGGCCTGGCATATTTGCTATGCCGTCTGTAGTTAAACAGAGATCAGAAGTTGTAACCCCATAGTGTTGCATTACAGATTGATTTATGGTATTGCATGCTCTAGGATTTGATGTATCTGTTTCAGTATAGCTATATAATTCATGACGATAATATATATTATCTTGACCACCTGAACATTCAAATAATGAATCTGCAGTAGCATATTTGTCTAAATTGTAATAAAATGAGCCAGTTGTCGCAGTGCCTGTAGATGAATTACTGCTAGCTTGTAACCAAATATAGCTATTTTGTTTATTAGGATCTAATACTTTTACAATATTATTTTTAAAAGTTTTTTCACCAGTGATTGTTTGATTTGTAGCTATTGTTACATAATCATCTAATGATGTTACTACAGAATTTACTAAACTTAAAACAGCAGCTGATGACGGAGCATTTGTAGAAGAAGCTGGACTTGTAATAGACTGATCTAAACCAGCTTTTGAAACAAATAAACTATCGGCTTGAGTTTTTGTATAACTATCACAACCATACTCACCAACATAATGCCAATAATAATCAGGTTTATTATAAGCAGCTACATCTCTTGTACTTGCAGTCGGTGTTCCTTGTGTTAATGTATATACTGTTGAAACTCCATTATAGTCTTGTGATGTATCAATCGAACCATCTGTTTTTGTTTTATCATGTAGTACTTGTACTTTATCATTAGTATTTAGATTTGATGCATCTAAATTTGCTAAATCATCAATACGAGATGCTGTATTATTATCACCACGGCTATTTATAATATCTGCTAAATTCTGACCAGCATTAATGCCATCAATTTGTGCTTGTAAATTACTATCTGCAGTAGTATATAAATCAGTTATATGATCTAATGCTTTATCTACAACATATACAGTTGGAAGTTTATTTACATTAGCTGGTAAATTCCATGTAATTGTCTCATTACCACCAGAAGTTGTTGAATACTCTGATTGTACACCAGCACCAATATATGATGGTGATGAAACGCTTGTATTAAATACTGTAGCATCATTAAATGTTTTTGTTCCATCTACAGATTCATTACCTGTCAAATGAACATAATTAGCACCAGCGGCATTAATTGCGGTAGAGACTGCATTTGAAGTTACTAATTTATTTGAGTTCGCTGCTGAAACTGAATCTGCATATAATGATGCAATATAATCATCTGTGATTAAATCACCAGTATGAGTTATAACTCTAGAGCCAACTGTACCTGATATAACTGGTGATGTTGATATAGCATCGCCTGTAACTGGATTATTTATTGAAATTGCACCAGTATTAGTAACAGTTATTGTAGCAGTCTGTGTAGGTGTTGAATAATCATTTACTAAATTCAAAGTATCAGCTGTAAGTGAACCTTGAACTGATACAGCTGGATCGCCAGCTGTGTCCCATGGAACATATTGATCTGTTCCTGAAATATATTGGCTTACATAATTTTCAACATCTTGTGCAGAATAAACAGTTCTTGATTTATTTACAGAATTGTTATTCTTTTTATCATTTTCAATATCTTGCTGACTTGTTAATCTAATAACGCCAGCCCTACTATCAGTAGCGTATGGAAGATTTATGCTTGTTGTTGAAAATCCACATTTTTCAGCACCAGCAAATTGACAGGTTAATCTAATTTTTTGTCTCTGATGCGGTTTTTTTACTATCTGAACTTCTTCAGAGATAGCTAAATCTATTTGATCATTACCACTGCCGCTATATGCTTTTAATTTAATAAAAGTAATAGGATTAGTTAAATCAGCAGTATTTTCAAAATCTACTATTAAATAATTGCCATAATCATTATCATCATGAACTACACAACCTATAAAATTAGGTTCACTTATTGTAGTCATGGCAACAGCTTCGCTTGCATCTTCACCTTTACATAAAGCTACAGCACTTATTATGACTGGTGAAGTACCTTCTGTAGCTGAATCTAATAGTGATTGGCCGGCGTTAGTAACTGTAAATGTTAACATTTATACCTCCATCTAATTATAAATCTATCTCATCAGTAATTTCTATACCTGAATTCGTAACATTATGACTATGTGCCGCCCCTAGGTTATTATGTATTAATGGTGCTTGTGAAACTTTTACTGCCATTACTATACAAGGTGATATAGCAGTTCTCTTAGATGCTGTTGACATTAACTTCCAGGTGCCAGATAATGAATCTGAATATTTTGTAACATTTAAATTACCATCATTTGGAAAGTTTATTGAAACTGGACGAAGAAAACTACCATCAATCTCTGATCCATAAGGTTTAATATCACCAGCTTCTGTATAATAGAATAATCCAATTGAGCCTACTGCATTAAAATCTGTAACTGTATCAATGTCTAATGTTTTATTAGACTTATAATCAGGTGCATATGTTGTCCACATTTTTCTAATATCATCCCAGTATAATTGCTCGCTTGAATTATACCAGCACCATATAGAACCATCAGCAATTCCCCATATCGTAGATTGTGTTAAAGTTATACCATAGCTATCATGTAAAGTTCTATAGTCTAATAATGAACCATTATAATTATATAACACTGATTCATGTAATGAATAAGCATCAATAGGTAATCTTGAATCTATATAGTAACCACTAAATGGTTCATCTAATTTTCTATAATAAGGTAAATCTGCTCTTAAATACCATTTATTATCAGCTACAACCCAAGTTTCAATTTCATTTTCCCAACCTGGATATTCAGTAAGATTAATATCATACAGAACAATAGGCGTAGTTTGTATTAAAGTTATTCCATAATTATTATGTAAATCTTCGTATGAACGCCACTGCCCATCATAGTAATATTCCATAGTTAATCCTCCAAATGAGCAGGTGTATCAAGTGGATCTGTATCATAAACAACTTCAATTTCATTAGTGCCCATGAATATACCAGTGATACCATTAACGAATCTATAACCAGCTTCAGTCATTTCTGATCTTGTTAACCAAGCTGTTCTTTCTGGTACACAATATTTATCTCTGTAAGTGTCAACATAGCAATCAAAAATGTCAGTTTCACTTATATTATCGTTAAATACTTTTACAGTAGTACTAATAATTCCTGAATTTGGATAGTTATTATAGAATTCATCATATGTTAGAATATGACCATCAACACTTATTAAGTGGTCATCTTCTTTTACACCAGCTTGTCTCATCTCATTTATAGAAGAATCATAAATGTACTTACTGAATTTAGATGGGCACATATCTTGCCATTTATTTTCATTAAATACACCATTCCAATATTGATTTGTATTTGGATCTTGCCACACTAATGGGTTACCAAAATCATCCAGTAATGAATTTCCAAACTCATCTTTATAAATAATTTTACATGGATAGGTTGTAATACCTGAACTATATACACTATCAGCTAATTGACTAATCGGTATAAAGCCATGTGGTAAATTAGTTAGCTCACTAATTGAGTAGTTATTAAATAAATATTTATTAGAATCTGAGCTGTCTATTGATGAATATGTCTGTACATTAGCTATAACTGATTCATTTTTATATAAATTAATGATGTCATTAGCTATAAATATATTTTTATCTATGCTTTCTAGTGATTTCCACTCTTTTGGTGACCATGAGCTTGACCAATAGCCGTATTCAGTGCTACTATTATATCGTAAATCTAATAAATCTGGTGTGTCATTTGGTGAATCGATATAAGCATCTATAGCTGTTGATGGTGTTTTAGTATAACCAAAATTTACAATAGGAACTGATGTGTGACCATTCCACATTAATGATGCATCTGTATTAAGCAGATATATACTAATAAGTCGTGATAAATCATAATATAATGCAAGTGTATAACCATCTGGTACTACTGTTATAGAAGATTCATCAAAGTTATATATCTTATTTGGTTGAATACCTTTATATTTAAAAAGTAGCTTTTTATCATGATCTATACATTTTATAGGATGATAATATCTGTGGTTAAATGTTATATATGCAGTTGAAACTAAACTAGTGTATTGACCGGTATACCACATTGATGGATCAAGACGCCAAGTTATATCATCTGAATAACCTAAACATACACACCCATATAATACACCAAGTGCATATGAATACATTGATTTATAGTCAATGTATTTATAAGTTTGACTTTTTTGTCCTGCTGTACTAAAAATTTCATATAGTGTTGAATAAATTTTATTAAAGTCAAGCCTATCTTCATCAGACAATGCTACATTATATTGTCGTGCATCATGGAATATAATTGGTACAATTCTATTATCAGCTGTGCCTGTGAGCTGATTCATAAAAATTTTCATACCAGCACAATAAAATTCTATATAATCTTCGTGTACTAAAGTCTCGCCTGATATTGTCAAATAATTAACAATTTTATTGTAAATTTCTTGATCATTAACTCTATTTTTATATATAATTATTTTTCTTAATCTTGTATTATCAATAACAGTTTCAGTAATTGGATCACCTGTATCTGGATTAATCATTGGTTTACCAGTTTCAGGATCTATTACTGAAACGTCTTTATAATAATCTTTCTGTGGTGTAGTTACAGCTTCTAAACCAAGAATAAATAACATTGTTGGATCACATAGTTTTGATATACGAAGTACTTCATCATAGTACTCAATACACCCTAAAGATGATTTATAAAACATGATCCCTCCACTATGAATACATTAAAGAGAGAATCATATTATTAACATATGATTCAACAGTAGCATTAACAGTTGAGTTTAACTTCTTTGTTAAAGCTTTTACATCCGATGATAACAATACATTAAATCCATTTTGCTTTTGATCAATAAGTTTAAGTATATCTACAAGCGATTTACATTTACCAATAAATTTACCATTTAATGACTTTGCTACTGGCTTTGATAAATCAGCTAAGATGATGCTTGGATCAACTTTATCATAAAATTTACTATCTGTAAATGTGGCATCACTTAAATGATCACTATTCAAAAAGTCTGTATAATCTTTATATAGTTTATCACAAGCATCTTTAAAATTTGTAACAATTTCAATATCAAGCTCTGTTGGTATATCACTATTTGAATTGTCTTTTAAGCTTGGTTTTTCATCATGATTTTTTCTATCATTGGCAGCTTGGTCTTTAAACATTTGATGAATCTTTGTATAATCAGATTTAATCTGATTTAATGCAACTAATATATGTTTACAAGCCATGCCTTCTTTATTTGGATTTCGTTTATCAGGTGCTCGTAATTCTTTATCAATTCCTGATTGATTCTTCCATGTAATATATTTATATCCCTGAAATGAGAATGCTGGACAACTACATCGAATTTTTATATCGCCATTTAAAGCTGATTTAAGTGACTTTAATTTATTGCCCGATAACCCAAGTAGCTGAATTGTAACAATATATTGTTTTTTCTTTGTACTTGAAGTTACAGTATATAAAATTTTATTGTCTTCAACTTTATATAGCTTAGCAACTAAGCCTTCACGTGCAGCTTTTTCTTTTGAACGATTATCAGATTTATTTATAATATCTATAGGTCTCATAAGTAGCTCATATATAAAATTATGTAACTATAACTTTAATAAAATTGATATGTTATATTTAATAAAATAAAATCCCAATACATACGTATTGGGATTTACTTATATAATATAAATATATTTATGTGTTAAATTTCAATGTGCATATTATAGCATAAATCTAAAAGCTGTTCTTCATTCATAAGAGACAAGCATTCGTCAATAAGCCAACCTTGATTAATATGTCCATCAGCTAAACTATTATAAATAATTTCGCGTAAATCATGATCAGACTGTTCATTTTCATTTTTAACATTAAATGCTCGTTCTAGTCTTGCTATACGATTTTCTAAAATATTTCTTTTCATATATTTACTTCTCATGTACTTACCTATAATTAATTACATATTAAAATCAAAATCATCTTCAGATGTTTCAGGTTCTTCACCACCAGAATTATCAGATTCAGAATCTTCACTATTACCAGAATTATCTTCAGGTTTTGTTAACTTATGAAGATTAAGTGAATCTATAATATCTTCATCATTTGATATACGATTCAATAATGCAGCAATTAGTTTTGACTTATCTGAATTCTCAAATATATTTTCATCAACATTCTTAATAAGATCAAGAATTGAAGTTGTAGTTTCAATTTCAGCCTTTTGAATGTCTGATAAACGAGTATCTTCAGCTGTAAGAATGCGTGGCATTTCAACGGTGAAGCTTGGTGGTAATATATTATGAATTGAACAGTACCAATATATTAAATCTCTTAAACCAGATTTAATAATACGTTGACATCGTTTAACAGTTCTTGCATAACGAATATCAAGCTGTGTTAATGTTGTGTCACCAATTCCACCAGGTGCTTCATCAGACTGTCCTAAAAATTGTTTAGGAACTTTTAATGCACCATAATAACGATCATCGAAATAATCAATATCAGCAAGTGCATTTACATTGACTTCACCGCCAACTTCCTGAACTGTAACAGCGCCTTGCCCATTTCTTACTGGAAAATAAACATTACCACCAGTTAATATTGGTGAGGATCGTGAGCTAAAAACTTCAGTACTAACATTAATTGATTGCTTTGATGAAACTGCAGTTTTTAATTCACGAATCATTCGTGCTGTATCTTGTGAAGATGCAGAACCAACATCTACAGAAAATAAACGATAAAATGAACTACGTGTTAAACGTGCCAATATAAGTAAATCATCTAATAGCTGACGTTGTTTATAATATTGTCTTGCAGCTTCAAGAAATGAGGATCCATATTGGATATATGAATCTGAGCTTGCATCAATATATTCTCTATTAGCACGGTCTGATATAAAGTGAATATATGATCTTTCAGGCAAAAGCTTATCTGTATTGCTAGCGTCTTTAGTGCTGCTTACAAGATAACCGAGTGGAACACCATATTTATAAATATGAACAACATCTTCTGGTTCAGCCATTGTAAAGTAATCACCAACTGAGTATTCTTTTCTATACTCAATATTTGAATAATTTGTATTTACATAGCATTCACCAAATGTAACGATATTAAATGCAAGTGGATATATAATATCGTTAATCTTAAATTTATTTTTTAAAAATGATGTCATCATTTCAGCAAAATCTGGATTATCAGCAGATTCAACCCATGCAGCTAATCCAGTATCTTGATCTATTAATGAAGCATCTTCAGATATAAGTTCAACTGCTGAAAGTGTGACACCATCTTTTAACATTTCACGATAGTCTTTAATCTTTGAAAGACGATCATTTGAAAGTGCTCGTAGAGAGGATATTATATTGTTATCTCTATTCAAAAATATGTTTTCAAGTTTATCATCTCTAGCATCATTAGTATCTTTAACAACCTCTACTCGTGATGATAAACCGAACATATTTTTGAAAAATGATTTAAGACTCATTTATTTTACCTATAACTTATTTAATTTAAGCATAATAAATTAATTATATATAGCATATTGATATTATCAAGGATAATTCATTACATATGCTGTAACTGTTGGTGCTGGTAATAATGATTCATCAAATATTGCATTACCAGCAGTACTAGCATTAAAATTATATATAAAACGCACTGGTTTATACATATAAGTATTTGTAGCTGAATCATATTCATAATGAAAATGATACATGTCACTATAATCATAATCATACATTTGCTTAAAACCAACGATAACTTTGTTATGTGATGTACCATAAGTTTCTTCAATAGTATTACCACCATTAATACGAGTTATTTTTATATAATTATTTAATAAACCAAGTGGAAATACATGACATTTATCATCTGAGTTACTATTAAATAAATAGCATTGTGCTTCATAAATATTATATGGTGATATGCCAAAAGTTGAAATATATAAGTTATCCCAAGTATAGCTTGAGGCTCTATTTTGTAAACAAGCTCTTAAACTAGTAGCATTAATTAATGAAATACTGCCTGTAATTGTGTCAATATTATTAGTTTTATTAAATATAGCTACAAAATAATTATCATAAACGGCACATATTTTAGTATCATTAATTGGCTCCCAAAAATTTTCATATGCAGGATTCCAATTACTAAATTGACTTCCTGAAAAATAATAATTTGAACTTTGATCTACTTTAGCTTGTGAAGGGATAAATTTAGCATTATTATTTTTATTAAGTATATAAGCCTCATCACTAAAATCATCTGTAATCTTATAAAGATTATTAGGTATATAAAGATAGCTTACCTGTGCTGCAAATTTTCTATATGATAAAGCTGCATAACTACTGCTAACATTATAATATTTTTTTCTAACATATAATGATGCACAAGTGCCAAGCTTCTTAAAAAGAAACTTTTGAATGTCAAAAAAGCTGCTATTATTAGTGCTAAGTGAGCCATCTTTATAGTCTGTTTTATGAAATGAGACTATGTAATCTTGTGAGTAGTCAATTAAATCTTTCACAAATAAAGATTCCTTATCAAGCTTATTTTTATTGTATCTCTCATTTGCACGAATATAAAACTGATATTTTAACATATTAGTGTTGCCATCACTAGCATATGTATATGGAACACTTTGATAAAAAGGATATGATATAAAAAATCTATCATGGATATGTTTATGTGGACCATTATTTTGACTACTAGTGCACGTATCTTTTTTTGTAGTGTCTTTAAAACAGCATCTCATTGAAATTGGTATTGCATATTGCTGCCAATCAAGAGCATGTAGCTTTTTTAATTTCTGTGGATCACTATCAGAAATATTATTAGGATCACCATTAGCAACCCACATAACTAATACAGTCTCACAATCTGTGAATGGTGGTCTATCATTTAAACAATATCTTAGTAAATTATATGGTATTTGAAGTGGTGGACAACCTGTATTAGCTTTATATTCATCTGGTGGTTCATATGAAATTTTTGTATTTATACTAGAATATCCCATAGAAGAATAAGTAAATTCTATACCGGAATTTTTTAATAAATCTAAAACAGCTTTAGCATGTGTTATAGAATAGCTACTATTATTAGGGTTAAGTGTATTCCATGCAATATAATTAACAATATTAGCCTGGCCTCCACCTGTGTCTGGTATAGCTGGAACTACTTTTGGAATATCTTTAATAGGTGTTATACTAATATAATTAGTAATGTTATTATTTATATATTTTAGCTGAGTACTACTATTATGAGTATCATCATAATATAAAATTCGTCTTGTTGCCTCTAAATCTATAAAGTCATGCTTAAGATCTTCAGAAAATTGTGAAGCCTCTTCTATAGCAAAAACTCGTTTAACGGTTCTAGTTTTTGTAGATCCGTTTAATGTAAATGTAGCTGTCGTAGTATCTTGAGAACCATATTTTTTAGCATCATCAGTGCTGTATGAAATTTTATATCTTATAAGTGGTGTATTTGTATCAGCTTCAAAAGTTGTACTACCAGTACTGGTAGTAGTACTAATTTTTTTAAAATAGCCACGATTATTGTCAGCTGGTATTATTTGTAATTTTCTTTCACCTAGATTAGCATTTAAATATGTATCTGATATAGTTTTATATGTAGCACTACTAATATCTGGTATAATTGGTTCACTGTCATCATAAGCAATGGCTTCACTACTAGCAGTCTCTTTATAGCAAATTTCACTAACAGTATATGTATTACCATCGCTATCTTCCCAATAAGCATAGCCAAAAGTACCAGCTTGATCGCCATACTGACAACCAGGAATGTCAAAATATGATTGTGTGAATACACGTCGCTCAGAATTTCCAGCTGGACTTTGTTTTGTAATACCTTTACCAATTGGATAAGTTGATGCACTTGTATCAAAAGCTTTTTTTAAAGCGGCAGATACTTTAAACATAAAGTATTTCCAAGTGGCAGACATATACCAACTGCTATGAAAATGTTCATGAACAATTTTATTTCGTAAATTAGATTTGCTTATTACTTCTTCTGGTAAAGTAAAACTATAATAAAAATCGCCTGATGATATCATGAGCGAACAATATACTATTTTTCTTTCTCCACTATAATTTTGTATGTCATTGCTATCAAATTTTGTCCACATAGTGGACGTTAAACCAACTTCTGGTGAATGTGATACTATTAACGACATACCACCTGTTTGTGGTGGATCGTGATCCCAGTAATTTCTAAGACTAAAATATTTTGGTAAATCTTTCCAATAATCTACAAATTTTTTTATTGTATCTTTTTTCTCAGATGTCCAATCGTTAGTTCCATTAGTATACATAGAAACTGGATTAGCTGATGTTAACTGATCATACGTAATTACACGAGATGGACACTCATTACATAAAGCTCTAACTTCGCCTTTCTGATCTACGCCATCACTATTTAGAACAAAATTATTGCCGTTATTACTAAGATTATTATAATCAGGGAATATAAATTTATAGTATACTTCACTTCTTTGCATATATAACTCATTTTCTAAATAATAAGGTTAATCGTCTAAATTGTCATTATATAATAAATCATAATTAAAAACTTTATTAGATGTTGTCCAATATGGTGATTTTGGAATATGCTGTACACAATAACCATTTCGATAAGCACTATCCCATTGGTCTTTAATTTTAATTATATTTTTTGTTTCTTCCCAAGCCTGATATTCATCACTGTCTTCTATAAATTTAATTGCAAATGATCCAGACTCAAATGCAGGTGTACCAATATGTTCAACAACTGCAGAGTCATTATCTTTTACTGTAACACTAAATGATCTAGTTAAACCATTATATCTGTTATCGCTAGTGCTATTTGCTTGAATACTAACAGTACCAGTAATGTCACCGTTTACATCAGAATCATCTTTAGCTCTAAAATATACTATTTGCTCACTATCCCAATTTAATGTTGTAAATGTTAATGATATTGAATTAGTTGTTGATGATACTGAATTACCAATATATAATCTATTATTAGCAACATTTGAACTAATATTTAATATAACATTTGCTGTTGGTTTATGTGATAGCTTAAATGTACGTGTAAAGTGCACGCCTTCTATAATAGTCTCTGATGAGACAGAGCATACAATACCAACAGTAATAGTAGCTTCAATGTATTGTAAAGCAGCTATTGTATTATCTTTAAGAGCATAGGTTGCCCCAAAATTATAATTTGTTGATCCAATCTTCCAACCAGTTAAAGTATATGTCTTTGCTCTATCTGCATTATAATATGTATTAGATAATGTTGCTAATGTAATGCTTGTCCCACTATTTCTTGTTACAGCAGAAGGCCAGGTAACTACGTCGCCTGATTCATTATATAATGTAACATCAGCTGGTTTTGTATATGTTAATGTAACACTAGCTATATCGCATTTTAGCTCAGCTATTATATTATTAAATATACGATATGAAGAACCTGGATTATATGGTTCACCATTTATAGTCCATTTTTTAGCTTCATATTTTATACCAGATGTATTATAATAATATTGACTATCAAATGTTGCTAATTGAATTGTATCACCGCTTTGTGCTTGTACTGCAGTTGGTAAATTAAAATCTAATGTAGCATAATTTGATTTCTGATATGTTAATATAACAACAGCTTTTTCAAATTCAAGTTGTGCAACAGCATTACTATCATTAAATACATATTCATCATTAAAATTATAATTTGTTGATCCAATCTTCCAACCAGTAGCATTATATTTAATTCCTTCAGCATCTGTATATGTGCTATCTGAAACTGATGGTAAATTCCAATGAGTGCCATTTATAGCTGTTATTTTATTACCATCTGCTGGTAATGATACATCAAAGCCTGAATTGAATTGAATTGAATTTATAGCTGGTAATTCGCTAGACTCTTTACTATAGCATAACTGATCATTTAATGCAACATATAATGAACTTGTTGTGATCCAATTTATAATGTTAACAGATTCACCTAAATATGTTCCTGATCCTATATAATATAACTCATTATTATCACTCTGTACTGGTATATTAGTATTAATATTAGCATTAATACTATTAATATCATTGCCAAAAGCAACAATCATAGCATTATGATTACTAGTTGCATTATATGCAGAATCAATCTCAAATGCTGGTTGATAATTATATACAGCTAATCTAAATTTATTTGGATTTCTTTGAGGAACTGAACCAGTAGCATCAACAATTTTAGCTTGTTTGTATCTAGTAGATGGTATAGTTTTTAATATATCAGCTGTAATAGGTGGTATATCTACATATAATTTCTTTGGACTATGCCAATTAGCTGAAGTGTGATTAGTAAAATCATATGCCCAGAAGAAGTCTGATGTTACTATATTGTCTTCTTGGATATATTTCATACAGCCAATGAGTGGCTTCAAATCACTATGTAAATCGGATAATGTATCATTATAATGATTATATATATAATATATATCATCTAGTTTTAAATTTTTACCATTATATAATGTATTAATTATAGTACACTTAAATTCAGGTGAACATGATGAGCTAATAATATCATTAATTATAATTTTATTGTATGTATACAGATGTATACAGTAATTAACTTTAAATGTATCATATGTACTATTAATGCTTGATTCTATAATAGCAATATCATTTCCAACTAATTTATAAATAATATTAAATAAGAATTTTTCTGGTTTACCAAGAGATTGATCATCTTGTAATTCAGCAATATTATTAAGTGTAAAATAACCATTATTGCCATTATTATATAAATGAGTAAGTATATCAGTATACTGGTCCAATATATCATCATTTGTATTATTAGAGATTATTTTTAGTAGCTCTATAAATAGATGCTTATTATATTCACCAGTAAATATTTTATCTATGCACTTATTTCTTTTTATATTATCACTAATATCACAAATAAGCTGAAGTGAAACATCATGACTATCATATAATAACTTAACTATTTCAGCATATAAAATACTACTATGAAAATTTAATAATGTATTAAGTTTATTTGTCTGATCTGATATATTAAATGGTATATATGACTTTCTGTATAAAAATGCAATTATACGTTTACACTTTTTTTCAAAAAACTCTGTTAGATGCACCGCATAACCGGTTTCTGAATCATTATACTTTGGTAATAATAAATTGAATAAGTTTGTTTTATTCTCTTTTTCTATATATTCTATTATATAATATTTTATATAGTCTTGATCACCAGGATAGCCATATTCATATTTGTCTTCTGTACCATCTTCTTTGTCTGCTTTTACATAATAATCATATATATGCTCAGCAGTAACAAGTGTAATTAAAACTTTATTAATCTTTCTATTAGCTTTTTCATGAAAATACACTTCTAATAATTTATCAATAAAGTCATGACTTGGGACTTGACCATCGAGTAATAGCGGTAAAAGATCAGTGTCTTGTGATTCTAGTGCAACATCAAATGCAGATAAATCATCATTATTCTTTATAAAAATTTGATCCGGATCATCATCATCAATAGTACTTATATCATTAAAATGACCACAATTCTTACGAAGATGTACTACAGACTCATGACAATCAGCAACGCAAGCTAATAAGATTAATGTATTTCCATTATCATCTGTAATGTCATTATAATTAGGTTTTATAGAACCTTCAGGTACTTTTGGAATAAGTTTAATTAAAATATCAGCTTTTGGTAAAGCTGCAGCATATAGCCGATCAGCTTCGTTTTTATCATCACAATTTTTATAATGTAAATCACCAGGAAATTGCTGTGGCGGAAATTTTGGGCCAAATCCTTTAGTTATCTGGTTTACTTTATTATATTTATAGCTTTCTTTAGTATATTCATTCCATAATGGAACAGAAGTATACATAATATATTCATCAGCATTAATAGGATCACCATAATGATCTAGCTTTGGGATTTGGTTACCATCTTCATCTTTTAAAATATACTCATAATAATTAGATCTAAGTACATCTATAGCATCAGCATTCATTGCGAGACATGCAACACCAATTGGTGATCTGCCTTTGCTTATATCATTGTCAACATCAATAAATGGATTGCTTTTATCATTAGTTTTAGGTTTATTAAAAGTATATAGCTCCATTATATGAGCAATACATTCTAAAGGTGCACTATTTAATACAGCTGCGCCTAATGGTGTATAACCATCAGAATCTTTTTCTTTATTATTTTTAGTATATTTTGGCCACCATTCATCAATAATTTCTATTGATGCAAAGTCTTCTGGTGCAAATTTATTATTGTCTTTGTAAGCCATAAGCTGACCTCATTATATAATAGTAATCCCTATATAGATAATTGATAATCTATATAGGGATTTATATTATATTTTATTTTTAACTATTCATCAGATGAATCATCTTGTTCTTCAACATCATCTGGATCATATGTTACATCTTGTGATAATTCAGCAGCTGAATCTACAACCTCATCATCTTCATTTGGAATTAATGCGATTCCACCTAAGCTATCAGCAACTTCTGCAAAGTATTCAAAATGATCTTTAATAAATGTTTCAAGATCATCTTTAGGTACTAAAACATCTTCACCTTGATATTTAACATTCCAACCTTTTCGTGGAACTCGTTCAACAACATGATGATATTCAAGCACCTGACGAATAGCGCCAGCATTTGAAATACCTTTACCAAAATGTATTGAAATTATCTTTTTTAACATTGGACGTGCATATCTGTTTTTATCAGTCCAAATTGCAAGATCAGCTCCATAAGGTACAGGCTTTTCATAACCCTCTAATGTTTGTTCAAGCATTTTTATTTTTTTAAGCATAACTCGAACATCCATATAATAGCCAAGTGCCTGACCGCCTGCTTGTGCTAATTTTGTTACTTGTCCATATCCCATTGCAATCTTTGTTCTTAGCTGATTTACAAATATTACAGTTTTATTTGAATTCTTAAATCTTGCTTTAAACTTCTGCATGAAATTTGACTGTGCACGTGCAGCAACACCAGGCTCATTCATTTCGTCTACATTCTTTTCAGTTAATCTTGCTGGAACTGTTGCTGTGATACTGTCATAAATAATAAGTGCTACATCAGGATCATTAATTACTTTACAAAGAAAATCATCAACTTCACCATATGTCTGTAAACGTACAGGAATGAACAACATATCATCAACATACTGTCTCATTCCAAAGCAATCAATCTGATTTCCATTTAAACCTGATTCAGTGTCGATGTAAATTACTCGTTTACCCTGTGAACAATATTTCTTTGAAATATGTAAACACATTGTAGATTTACCACAACCAGATTCAGATGCAATTTCAATAAATGTACCTTCAGGAATTCCACGACCATTTGATACAATTGAGTCAAAAATAATACTTCCACTAGGCCAAAATGTCTCTTCTTTTGTGGTTAAATCCATCAATTCAGAATATAGTGAAGTAAAATCTGATTTCTTTGTTTTAGTAGTTTTTTCTTCTTTAGCTTTTGCCATACTTATATGCTCCAATAAAACTTAGCTGTAAAGTCTATATATTATATACGTCTATAATATACTATAATGAACTATAAACCAAAAATATCGTCATCTAAGTCTGAAATAATATTTGTTCCTGCTGACTTTTGTGAAATTTCACATGAAGCAAGTGAATCTATTAAATCAGCTGATAATTCAGACTCATCTACAGATGCATCACCGCCAAATGAATATACTTCAGGTTCAATGTCAACAGGTGTAGGCGGAACATTTTGTCCATATCGTGTTTTAAGTACTTGTACATATGCTTGTTTTGCGATCTTCATATCATCATTTGCAAATACAGTCATTACAATAGATGAAAATCGTTCAAGCTCATTTGAATCTGATAATGCTGTTAAATTATATCCTTCTACTTGAGTATTAAGTGATTTATTTTTATCGTTTTGTCTTGTTACTAATGATAATTTTCTAAATGATGCAGCTGCAGCTTTATAGCCAGATCTATTTGTCTGAGCTAGCAATACCATCGTTACTTGTCTTTTTTGATTTTTATTTTGTCTAAAATCTACTGTTAACTCACCAAAAAATGATACATATTTATTAATAATAGCGCCTGTATTATTACCATTATATAATGGGCTTCTTAATGCAAGCTCACCAACATGATCTACAAAAACAGCATCAATTGGCTTTTCATCATCTAACTGATAAAGTATATCGATGAATTCACTTTCTGAATATGTCTTAAATCTAGATCTGTCTATTATATGGAAATTTGGTGCTATTGACTTCTGATATTCTGGTTCTAATACATCACATAAAAAGTTTAATTCATCTTCATACAATTTGTTTTGTCTAATTTTCTGATGTTCAATTGGATGATAACCCATTCTTGTAAAACGATTATCATTTGAAAATAGACTTAATATAGAGTATTCAAGCTGATCTTCAGCAACCTCTAATGAAATGTATGCAATGTTCTTACCTTCAAGAGCATTTTTTACACCCATATTTACAGCCCATGTTGTTTTAAAGGATCCTGTAAAGCCTGCTAACGTACACATAGCGCCTTTTGGAATTGAACTAATATCATCATCAATTTGATCTACAAAAGTTTTTAAGCCAGCACTGTCTTTCATGTTCTTAGTATATCTTTCACGAAAAGACAAGTGCTCTTCTTCAGTAACTGTTTCAAAATTTGCATGCTTACGAATAGTTTCAGCCATCTCTGGTGAAATACCATCTATAGCAGCTTCAGTTGCTAATTTATATAATAGCTTTGATTTATTTATATTCTGATGTTTCGTTATAAATTGTTTTCTATAATATCGAAAATCCGAAATTGAAAAAGCTTCAAATTCATCTAGCTGATTTCTATACTGTGGAAACTTTAATAAGAAAATTTCAGCAGTTGGAAATTGTTTATTGTGGTCAAATTCTTTGCTTAAATAATTAAATACGTCTTTCTCATCAGGTGATAAAATATTACTATTCTCTTTTGCAAGAATAATTTGAAGCTCATTATAAAATTCTGTATCTGAATTTCCAAGTAAAGATTTTACTATTTGAATCATCTTTATAACTCTAATGTAATTAATAAATTAAAAGTCCTAGACAAATATATTTTATATACATCATCTAGGACTTAATGGTAAATAATTTTATTATCTAGCGACAGAATTTATCATTGGCTCAAATTTATTAAGTAGTGTATTTAATCTATCGGCGTATGAACTAATTTTACGTGAAGTGTCTTTTAATGTAACAAAATGCTCTTTTGACATTGGAGCAAGTTTAGTAATGTTTCCATCTTCATCATTTTCATCAACGCTAAGATAGCCTGATAAATGATCTTCAAATTCGATATAAGTCTTAATTGTTGAAATTAAGCACTCACATTCATTAAGAAAGCCACAATACTCTGCATTTGAAACTGTCATAGTTTATTCTCCATTGTTTGTTAGTATATATGTCATATACACTATGTATACACCATAAATACCACCAAGTTATATAATTAAGTACAACCACAATTTCCTATTGTTGTGATTGAACTCGATGCATTTTCTTCAAGATAACCATCAAATGATATAAATTCTTGATCTGAATATTTAGCTAAATGAAGTGTGCCGTCTTCATCTGCAGCTGATAATGCAATAAATAATCCCCATTTACCGCATGGTGTTTGGAGTAAAAGTATATCACCTTTTTCAATATCAGCTGCATCAGATTCAGTTGGTAATTTGTATATTTTGCTATATTTTGCTTTATTGTCTAATAAAACGTGATTTGAATAATCCCGAGTATAATCAAGCGACATTATATTTCATACCTCCAATTAAAAATTTTTATGCATATCATTTTGATACTGAACATTATTATCAAAATAATTTCATATAGTGTGTATGAATATTTTTGTGGAATAATATAGTTATTAGTACTATTATAAATAGCTGGATGATATGAAGTATAATGAATTTCAGAATTTAACTGTTCAGAAAGATAATGATCTAAAAATCTAGTTTGTATTTTAACTGAATCAGCCGATTGTACAAAGCATTGACATGTAGAATTATTTATACCAAAGTTTACATCTTTACATGGATATATAATTAATTTGTCTTCTAATCCTATTTTGAATAGTAAAGACATCATCTGTGATGCAAATGGTCTATCATCAAAATAATCAAGAATGATAATCTGTTTATTTGAAAGTAATAATATTAAACATTCAATAAGACACAAATCATCATCTGATAAATCAGAAAAATGCAACCACAACAAATGATTTTTATCAAAAAAGTTCAAATATTCAGTAAATTTTTTAATGTTATAATACTTACTGATGTACCGAAATATATTTTTATATTTATTGTAATCTCTTACTAAATATGCAATAAATGTATTTGAATATGATTGTTTATCTGAATAGTTAATAGTATAAAATGAATGCTTAAGCTTCAAAATAAAATCGTCTGTATATTTACTATCAGTTGAATATACAGACATAACATTTCGTGTTATTAATCTAATATGTAATTTATCATCAATTAAATCTGCAATCATTTTATAATCATATAATTATTCTGATGTATCATCATCTTCTGTATCAGTTAAAGCATTTTTTAATTCAAGAAGTGTTTGATTACTTAAGCCTTTAAGAAGATTATAAACTTCATCCATACGTGCTGTATTATCAGTATCAACAGCTTGCTTTGAAACTTGACCGCAAATAGTCATAATTTCAGCTTGTGCCTTCTTTGCTTCTTTATAACGTGCATTAAGTTCTTTAATATCAAGCTTGTCTACATTTACATTGTATAAACGATCTTCTGCTGCTGAAATAAACTTATTTAATGTATTTAATCGTGTTAAAGATGCAGCAGAATAATATGAAAGATATGATGTAAGCTTTCTAGCTAATAATGTTAAATTGCTTGACAGTTCAACTGGAATATCTGCAACAACAGCTGCATCAATTACATCAAATGCAGAATCATTCTTTTTATGCTCGACTTTTACAATCTGAGAAATGTTATCATCTTTAACATTAGCATCATCACTCATAGCAAATGTAATCCATATCAAATAATTTCTTGTGAATTTAAAATTCGTTTAATTGAACTTTCAGATTTGCCATACTTATTAGCTAATTCTGAAATTGTTAATCCATCTGAATAATCAGCAATAACTTCATCATCAATCAAAAGATTTTTAACTAATGTTGTTGATGGAATATCCAGCTTATCTTCTTGAAACACGTCTAGGAATGCTAAAAATTTATCACCAAGTAATTGATATAATGTATTAAAATAATTTTGACCTGAAATAGAATCTAATTTATTTGCAAGATTTTCAATTTGATCTTCAGTATAATAGTCATATATTGATAATAAATCGCATGGTGATTTCATATTTTTAACCTCTGAATAAGTTTCCCAATCATTAATTGAATTATTTGAATCATTAATAGTATATTTTACATTCTTAGCATTTGGCTTATAAAGATTCCAAGCTTTTAATGATATTGTCCTGAAATCGTCTATTGAATTAATAGAAAGATCTTGCAAGTCGAGAACATCGTGCTTTATGCTATTTGTTTTAGGATATACAACAACAAGATCTAAAATTTCATCGTCAGTACTTACTAGCTTATTTGATCTGAAAATGAAATTCGATAATGTATTTCTTATTCGTGTGAATAAGACATTACGAACATTTTGCATATTTTTATATGCACCAGAATCAATCGTCTTTTGAAAAAAAGACACTGCATCTGTAATAGCCAATGAAACTAAGTCATCTTTATCGAATAAAGTAAAATATTTTGCAAAATACTTTGCAACAACTACTTTTGCCAATGTTTCAATATAATCCCAGCAAAACTTATTAGGTTTACCATCTGTAACAAATTCTTCTGACTTTGGGATTACCTGTTTTGGACTACTTGATTTTGTTCTTGCCATAATATAATATATGTCTCCAATATAATTGTTATTATGCTATATTTGTATTTACTATTATAATATACAAAGCATATCAGCTAAACTAAACATTTAGCATAAGACATTTAATTAAAGATACATAATAATCGTAATCTTCAATATTACCATTATGTAAACAATCAAGAATTTCACCAAAGTCTTTAAGAGGTTTACCATCTAATGATATAGGTGGTTTTAAACGCTTAATATGAAAATCTTTTCCAGAATGTTTATAGCATAAATTATGAAACGCATTTTCACCAGCATCATCATTATCAAATGCACAATAACATGTTGAACATGTGCCTTTTATAAAATTTAAACAATTAGCTGAAACAGATACACCATTTGTAGCAATTACAAATGGGTAAAATGTTCTTAAAAAATCTGAATCTAAAGCAGATTCTACAATTATCCATGGTTGATAAAATTGCTTTTTATTTACACCAGCACCATAAGGAATATAATTGCATTTTGTATAATTTCTAAATTGCTTCTGAGATATTGATCTAACTACAAACCCAATTACCTCAGAATTCAGCATATTTGGCATCACAATGCACTTACCCTGGTCAATTACAAATTGTCTCATAAACGGGTCTAATTCGCTGTTTTTGAAGACTTCGTAACCAGTAATAAGTTTATATGGGTTACCATTGAAATGTGAGAATGTAGCATATTTATTGTACAATAAATCGATTTTTGGGAGTGAGTTAAAATAGCTTGTGAGATCCATATTTTAACCTGCATTAGTCAATACAGATTCCTGTAATGTAAATTTGCCTTTATCTGCAATATAGATTCTATCGCCGTATTCTATAAACTTATTATCATGTGTAATAAGTACAATAGACAAATTTGTTTCATCACATAATGTATGAAGAAATTCCATAAATGTTGGAACATATTGTTTTGACAGCTGACTAAATTGTTCATCTAAGAATAAGTATTTAGACACTGTTGGTAAATTTATAATAAAGAAAATCTGAATAATAGATGCAATAACAACTAATATACCGCCAGCTATGTTAGAATCTTTAACTGGTAAAAGATTTCCATTATCATTTAACAACAATTCAACACATTTAGAATTACGTTTATCAACTACATTAATCTGTATAGAATAATTCCTGTCATAAAAAATCTTTTTCAAACCAATTGTCAATAAGTCTTCTAACTTCTTGAGAAGAGAGATAGAAAATTTACTAATAATATCATCAATAATTGGTTTACAAAGCTTTAGTGTATCTCTTTCAGACTCTAATATAGAGAGCGTTTGATTTATATCAGAAATTGATTCTTTTACAGTTTTAATAGATGATTGAATCCCTCGATATTTTATTAATAAATCAGTTATATTATTTTCTAATGTCTGATCAATCATTAAATTCATAATTGATTATTCCCAATATACATAAGCTGTTTTTGTATCTACATTAACAACAACTTTTGCTGAATTCATATCTTTAACTTTTAAACCAGGCATATATGAAATAGAATAATCAGAAAAGAATGAATGATCTACGAAATAACTGTAATCTACTGTGAACATCTGCTGTAATCTCCAATAAATTTAAATGTAAATACTAAAAATAAATGAACTATTTACTATTAAATATACAAATAGACTGCAATTTTCTTAGATTTACTACCAAATAATCGCGGAGTTTCACAAAAATTTTCATTTATTAAGAGTGAGTATTTATTCAATTTAAATTGAATGATACAAGCGTTACGTAACGCGGCGTTGCCGCTAAACTGTACTTTTGTATAGATGAATATGATAATTGAATTTCATTATAATAAAATAAATAATATATATATTATATTATATATAACAAATAAAATAAATTATTATTATTATTATTATTATTATTATTATTATTATTATTA